ATAAGTTCTTAGACTCTTTCAAGGTTGACATTGAATCGAATCTCTTTAAGATGTTTAACTTCTCTTGTTTGGTGGTTGTGTGTTCAGTAAACAAACGAGTGGCGTAAGCTAAGTTGGCGTTAAAGACAGCAACTTCGTTCAACTTTTCTTTGAATAATACAAGAGCTTTCTTGTACTCATCATTTTGTTTTCTAAGTTTGCTAACTTCTTCGTTGATTTCTTCTCTCTTATTACCAGCTTGGAATTTCTTTTTGGATTTAATTCCTCCATGATATCCATTACCCATAGTACGAGCAGATTCCTCAACGTCGCCTTCGATAGAATCATCACCTTCTTCGTAAGTTTCGTCAACATATTCTTCTAATGATTCACCACCTAAGGTTTCATCATCATCTTCATATGACATGTCTTCGTTTGTATCATCAAGTTCGATTTCGTAAACAGTTTCTTCAGAGTCATCCATCATTTCTTCCAAAGACTCATCGGAATATTCTGATTCATCACCTTCTCCCAAATTTTCATCGGAATATTCTGATTCATCACCTTCTTCTAAATCTTCTTCAGACATCATAGTTTCATCTAAGTCTTCTTCACCTAACTTAATGATATACTCATCATCACCATCAGACAATTCAATGTGGTCATCATCTTTTTTCACGATTACACCATCTTCAGGACTCATTGCTTTGAATACTTTTAAAATTTCGTCTTCATCAGCTCCTGTCATATCAACAACGTCATTATCATCTTCGTCATCTCCGAATCCGCCCATGTTAAACATATTACCCATGTCGTCATCGTCATCTTCAGATGAATCTTTATCGTCGATACCTTTAGTTGGTTCATCAGATGATTCGTCATCATCCTCGTCCGATTTATCGTCCCCTGTTTCATCATCAGCTTTTGCTGACACATCATCTGTGGGGTCTTCTTCAGGAGTAGGTTGTTCTTTAACTTCCTTCTCCTCATCTTCCATTGAATCTTTCAACAAATCACCTAGTTCTTGCTTCATAGTAGATGCAAGTATACCTTTTGCGTTTGCTTTTACTGCCTCTTCAAGAGTCTGTACTTGAAGTAATGCTTGTTCTAGAATGGATTTTTCGCTCATTTTATTAAATATATTTACCTATAAATATGTCGATAATGTAAAAAAATACGGATTATAGTATGATAAACTATATTAAATTCTTATTTACCCAAATAAGTATCCAACTTAGACATCAAATTTTTCATTCTGTCAGAGTCGGCAGGTTTATCTTGAATTGATTCTTGGTATTGGTCTCTGTCTTTTAAATCAGAGAATACATATGCACCTGGCGTACTTGGAGATGATACTAAATCAAAACAAACTAATTCAAAATCTTCTTGAACTATGTTTTGTCCTTTAATATTTTTTAATGACCCAACACCTCTTGAAGAAATACCAAGTGTTGCACCATTCATAAGTAACATTGCTGCTTGGTCACCTTTGGTACTAACGATACCCATTTTTTTCCAAGCGGGAGATGTAAACAATTTAATCTTACCCATTAAGATTTTCCCATCCCACCATGTTTCCAATATGGAATGAGAAACTCTATCTAAATCGATAAGAGAAG